CGAGTTAGCAGAATATGAAATGGCCTATCAATTAGGTGTAACTTTAGATGATATACATGCTATGTCATTTAATGAATATCATGGTTGGAATAAATATTTTCAAGAAAGACCTTATGGTTGGCGAGATGATCATAGATCTGCTATAATAGCCCAAACTACGTATCAAGGTACTAAACCTTTAAATGTACAAGACTTATTTCCTTCTTTAAAATTATTACAAGACAGTGATGCTGCAAAAGCTAATAAAAATAAAAGAGGCTTTGACTTAATGAAGTCTATGGTAAAAAAATAAATCTAATAATACATATAGATATGGCGGGTAAAAAACCGCCTATCTTTCAGGAGGTATTTATGCGAGATAATAAAAAAATTGAAGAACATATTAAAGAGTTACAAAAAAGTTTAAAACAACAAGAATTATTTAAAAATCTTAAAAAAGAAGTTAACACTGGTGCCAATGGTACTCAAGGTTATAAGATTAAAAAAGGTATTAATAAAGGTAAAGTAGTATGACAATAACTGTTATTAATTTAAACTCATCAATAGCAAATCTTAAGAAAGATGTTGATAAAGAAATTGAAAAAGAATTAAGAGCTAGATCATTAAAGGCTTTTGCTGATGTTAAATTAATGACACCTGTTGATTCAGGACAAGCAAGAAATTCTTGGTATATTGGTTATACAGAAAGATATATTGGTGGGCATGATGAAACATCCTCAAATATAACTATACTTACACCTAAAAATAAACCACAAGAAATTATAGTTACTAATGGTGTAACTTATATTCAATTTCTTAATAATGGGCATTCTAAACAAGCGCCTATAAAATTTATAGAGAGTGCTTTTAAAAAGTACTTTGATTCTGTTGAAGTTCAAGTAACCAACGGATAAACAAATTAACCGAAAATGATACACTACTATTGTGTTTAATAAATAGGATTTAAAAATGGCTGTAAAGCTAAATGTACAAGCAAATGTTACCGGCCAGGGACAGTTAACTAAATTAAACACTGGATTAAAGACTTTAGGAACTCAAGCTTTAATAGCTAAAAAGAAATTAATGGTGTTACAAGCAGGAGCAGCTAAAGCAAGAGCAACTTTTGCAGCGTTAGGTACTACACTTAAAGTTGGTGTTGGTGTTGGATTAGCAGCTGTTACTTTAGGTATTGGTAAATTTGTTAAAGATACATTTGCAGCTGGTAAACTAACTGAATCACTACAAGTAAGATTTAAACTATTGTTTGGAACAGTTAAAGAAGGTTCAAAAGCATTTAAAGTAATGAATGACTTTGCATCTAAAGTACCTTTCTCACTTGAAGCTATTGCTGCGGGTTCTGGTAACCTAGCCGTTATATCTAAAGATGCTAATGAATTAAATAAAATATTAGAGGTAACTGGTAACGTTGCTGCAGCCACAGGCCTAGACTTTAGACAAACTGCTGAACAAATACAAAGATCATTTGCTGGTGGTATTGCTTCTGCTGATGTATTTAGAGAACGTGGTGTTAGAGCTATGCTAGGTTTTGAAGTTGGTGCTAAAGTATCAATTGAAGAAACTAAGAAAAGATTTTTTGAAGTATTTGCTAATGGTGGTCAATTTTCTAAAGCAACAAAAGACTTTGAAAAAACATTAGAAGCTCAGGTTTCATTTGTACAAGATGCTTATTTCAGATTTAGACAAGCTGCTGCAGTGCCTTTATTTAGTGGTCTTAAAGCACAGTTAATAGAATTAGTAGGTAACTTTAAAGAAAATGATGAGCAATTAAAAGCGTTAGCTAAAAGAGTAGGTGAATCACTTGCAAGAGGTTTTAAAAACTTAGGTAAATTAATTAAATTTGTTGTTGAGAATTTTGATTCACTTGTAAAAGCTATTAAAATATTTGTAGCTATAAAAGTAGTTGGCTTTATAGGTAATATTGGTATGGCTATGAAGGTAATGGCATCTACAGTTACAGCAACAACATTTACTTTTAATGCTTTATCATTAGCTATTAGAGCAAATCCAATAGGTTTTTTAATTACTGTTATACAAGCTGCGGTATTTGCTTGGATAGCTTTTTCAGATCAAATAAGATCTATTGGTAAATATATTTCTGAAAAATTTAATGGTATAATAGATTCAGCTACACTTGGAATGAGAAAATTTGCTCAATCTATAGGTTTTGGTAGTGACAATAATATTAAAGAAATTGAAAAAATAGAAGATAAAATAAGAACTCTAGCTGGTAGATGGGATGAAGCAAGTGAAGCTAAATTCTCTTATCTAAAAGGTTCTAGGTTTGATGATCATACTCAAAAACTTGAAAACAGAAAAAATTATCAAGGAGCAAATCCTAGAGGTGATATGCGTTCTTCAGAAATTGCTATAGCAGATGCAAGAGCAAAAGAAATAATGGCTCAGAGTGAAAGACTTATGTTCTCTGAAAAAATGGGAATTAAAATAGCTGCTAGAGAAGCAGGTGTTGCACATCAAGCAAAATTAGATCAAGTAAAAGCATATAGAGCACAGTTAAGTTTAATTGGTGTTGATAGTAAAGCAATTGGTGGAATAATTGGAGATACATGGCTTGAAGGAATAAGACAAGGTAACACATTATTAGAAACAACTAAAAACGCATTTAAAAATGTATTAGTAAGTATATCAGATACAATTGTTAAAAGAACTGCTGAAATATTAGTTGAAAAAATATTTAACTCATTATTAGATCAAAGAATAATGAAACAAAAAGCTTTAAACTCAGCTACATCTGAACAAGGTAATATTATGAGTACTTTAATATCTAAAGGTGCATCTTTATTTAGTTCTATGGGTGGCGGCGGTGGTGGAAGTAAACTAGGTACTTTATTTTCTATGGGTCGTTCATTTTTAAACTTTAATAAAGGTGGTGTTGTACCTGGTGGTGCTCCATATACTGATAGGGTTCCTGCTATGTTAACACCTGGTGAAGTTGTTGTACCTAGAAGTAAGGTTGATTCACAATCAGGAAGTACAAATATAACTAATATAAATATAAGCGGTAATGTAGATCAAAGATCAATTGATCAAATTAAATCTGTGATATCGTCTGCCTCAGCCGAGGTTGGTGGTGCTAATAAAGCTTATACTAAGAACACTCAAGGTGTAAGAGGGAGAAATATATAATGGCTACAAGTGCAATTTTTAAATATGCTAATGACATATCAATGAATAGATCCGCTAATTCTGCTAGATCTGTTACAACAGGTGGATATGCCAGAACACATAGATTAGGACCAAGTGTAATGTCATTTGAAGCTGACTTACCTTTATTAACTGAGGAACAATTTAGAGAGGTGGAAAACGAATTGTTTGGCATTGATGATGGTATCAAGTTTTTAAATGTAAATATTAGTTCTAATAATGGAAATAATATTATGCAATCAACTGCAGTACCTTTAAAGGCTGGAGAAACAAATATTAAATTAATAGCTTATAGTTATTCTACTACAAGAGAAATTACATTAACAAATTTATTACCTAATACTACTGATATATTTAAGGTTGGAGATTTTTTACAATTTGCAAACTTTCATAAGTTATATCAAATAGCTAAACCATTAGGTTCAACTAATTCTATATTTACATCTTCAAGTACAGGAACATGTAAGGTTAGATTATCAACACCTTTATTAAGTAGTGTTGGTTTACCAGTTACATCTATTGGATCTACTGATAGATATTATATAGTTACTGGTTCAGCTGATGAATATGAAATAGTATCATATGATTTATACGGTGGCCCTGTAAGAACTAGTGCTAATAATAGTGAAGGTATAATAATATTTAAAGATGCTACATCAGGCATTCAATCAACTTATGATGATGGTACAGATATAAAAATAACTATACCACTTGGAAAACGATCTAATTATCAAGTTAATGGTTTTTTAGGAGATTGTATATCAGGAACATCTAATGATAATAATATAACTGATGCACAAAATTTACAAAATAATAAACTAGGTCAAGTAGTATATAGTAAATCATATTCAGGTAGTTCTGCTACTGGTGTATTTACATTTAATTTTACTACACCAAATCTTAGAGCAGAATTAACAGATGTCTCTATGATTGGACAAACATTAACTAATGAAACAGTTGTTAATGCTTTTAATACTGGATATCAAGATGGTGCTATTACTATAAAATTAGCTAATGGAAATACTGCTTTAGATAGTAATGGTGATCCTTTAGTAATAACTATACCTTCTACACAACATACAGCTGAACAAATTATAACTTATCT